TTTTGCCATTTGTACTCCAGTTTTAGTATCTCTTTCGCCCATACCTAATTTTTTATAAATCCTACCTCTTTGTTCGGCACCCTCTTCATCACTTCTTTTTCTTTTTTTACCAGAAGAAGAAATTGCCGTTGGGGTGTTTGTTGCAATTCCCTTTTTCTCTTTCATTTTAGAAGCAACATCTTTCAGAGCACCAACAAATTGTCTTGCTCTTTGTCCAGGTTCCTTTACTTTTGATTTTGGAGAACCTACGGTAATATCATGAACTTCCGTATTTTTTTTAGCACCAGTTTTACGTAATTGTTTTCTTAAAGATTTAACATCAGTCCTTTCACCTTCTTTATAGTTCTTCCTCGAAGTATGAGCTGCATATTCTGCAGGTGACTTATGACTTCTTACCCAAACTGGAACATCTTTTCCACTCTTCTCAACTTTAGGTTCTTGAATAGGACCTTTTCTTCTAAATCCAGCAACGGCAACATCCTTTCTCGCTTTACCTTCACTTCCAGGAATTGGCATAGTTCCTGATTTTTTGGGTGTTGATATTTTTCGCAATTCTCTTGCTTCTTCTAAAAACTCTCCGAAAGTCTTCATCTTTACTGGTATTTTATTTTTATTTAGTTATACCCTGCTGTAAACTTATGCCACTCAATACTATTCTTTATTTGATAAGTTCTATTTGAAATCATTTTAAGAACTTCTTCTAAAAACTTAAGCATAATATCATAATACCTAATTTTAAGATCTACTTTACAGAGTCTCTCATCAGCGTCCATATACCTCTGTATGGCGTCCTTCTCTCTTACTTTATACGGGAATGGTTCTTCAGCATAGACCTCTGCTGTTGCCTTTCCTGTGTAGTAGTTATAGCGTTCTAATCTAACTCTATTATAAGTTTCTCTTGCCTTTTCGCGAAGAAGCGTAATGGTATTATATAAGGTATAATATTTGGAATGAAGTTGAGGTATTTTTAAAGATTCATCGTGTAGGTTATCAGGATCTATAACAGAATCTTTCTGCCACATTTCTTGCAGTTTTTCTAAATCAATTGACATTTACTACCTTTCCCAAAATCCATCCTTCTCCGGGACATTCTACATTTCTTTTGTTTATTTGTCCATTATTCCACCATCTTGTTCCTTTTTGAGATGGTGGAGAATGTTTTTTATCTTTGTGTACCTTACTTATTTTATCTTTAGTTTCTTGACTATGAGGACTTCTTTTAATACCTTTATGCAGATCACTTAATTTTTTCTTAAGATCCTCTGTAAGTTTTTTTCCTTTATGTGCTTTACTTATTTTATCCTTAGTTTCTTGTGTGTGAGGTTTTGCTCTTTTATTGCCTTTCATGATCTGAGATAACTTTTTTCTACCTTCTTCACTTATTACAGGACCTTTTCTTCCTTTCATTTTTTCACTTTGTTTCTTTTTTTGACTTTCTGTTGCTATTCTTCCGGAAGATCCATCCCCACCATTAGTTCTGTTGTGAAGAATACCTGCTCCTAAATCTTTTCTACCAAGAACGGCAATCATATAAACTTCGTGTCTAAATGCTTCTTCTTCTAAAAGATTTTTTTTCAGAAATATAATTCTTTCTTTTGGTGGAACATATACATTATTGTGGTTTTTATTATATGCTCTAGATTTTTCACCCTTTCCAACATAATATGCAGTACCGTTTTTACGCAAATATGCGTAGGTATAAAACCTTTTTAGATCTTTCATCTGCTTCTATTTTGGTTGGCATTATTATTTATAGTAAAATAGGGTAGATTTCTCTACCCATCTCTAAAAAGTGCCAACCAATTAGAGCAAAATTATTTATAAAGATTCATAAAGGTTGGCCGCTCGTGTTTAGGATATTATACACAGTATACTTGAAAGTTGCCTCTGCTGTAAAGTATTGAATGTCTGTAATGGATGCATCAAATTCCATCGAAGTCAAAGATACTGGAAATAAATCTTTGAATTTTACCATTGCGACTGACTTATAATTGCTATTTAATATGGTTAATGTTCCGTCACTAAATGCTTCTTTTTGATCAAATGATAAATCATCATTTGTAATAAGATCTCTAAAATCTTGTGCTGATTCTGGAAATCCTAATCCAGTTAACCAATTATGAATTGCCATGTAATTTTCAAGATTTTCATCAATTAAAAATTTTATGCTCAAATCTCCATACGTTAGTTTTTCTCCGGGAACATCAATATCCTTCAAATAACTTGGTTGAGTTGCTACTGGTAATGTAATTTCTGGAATTCTTACTGCATTGCAAAAAAATGCTGCCTTTGGTTCCTTTGCTAATGTAAATCTAAATCCAGCAGGAGATAAGAAATTTCTATTACCTATTTGATTAGCAAACGCTGCTGACATAATGTTTTATTTTTATTTAGATAAAAAAAAGAGGGTCCGAAGACCCTCCTGATTGAGTTGTGAGAAAGACTCACATAAGGTTAGCAACCTTAACTCTTCTGTAGTAACGGTTTGCGTTAACATTAAGACCGCCAAGACCAGCGTTGGTTCCTTCAGCGAATGGGTTTGCAACCAGACCATATCTGGTTTTAAATCCAATCTTGGGTTGGAAGGTGTCCTGACCAACGGCACGAACCATTTGGAGAGGAACATAAGGACAATAGAACAGTCCAGCATCATAAGGGGAAGAACCCTTATAACCAACAACATAATACTGATCAGCGGATACGTTTGCCGAATATGGGTCAATATATACGCGGTACTTGCCTTGAAGAATACCAGCAAAAGTATTGCCGGTGTCATCAACGTTCAAGTTAGCATTAAGTGCAGGGGTGTAATCAAGAACGCCTGCCATTGTGAGTGCCGAAGCAACGTCAGCAGAACAAAGGATCATATTACCCTTTCCTCTACGAGTTCTTTGTGCGATTGCGTTAGCATCGCGCTCGATTTGGAAAATAAGACCTTTGAACTTCTCAACTGACCAACGACCATTGGAGTCAACGTCGAGGTCAAAAGTACCTGCCTGAGCAACGTTTGCTTGAGCACCAGACTCAGCAACTCTGTAGATGGTACGAATAACTTCGCGGTTGATTTCAGCAAGGATCTCAGTGCTGAGAATGTTTGCAAGTTCAGCTTCTGCATTCAGACCGTGAATTGCCTTCAGGTCTTGTGCGAGTTCGAGTGAATACTCAGCTTTCAGTGCGCGTGACTTCGCAGTAACGGTAACTTTCTCGATTGAGAATGCCATCTCGTTGAAGTAGTCGCCAGCACCAGCGCCAAGATTCTCAGCGTCATCAGTTCTCATGCCCTGACCTACGTTGTAGGTAGTAGCAGTTTGACCTGATTGTGGGTTGAGAAGACCAGGATTGCTGCCCTGTTGAGCAGTAGTACCCATACCAACTGCGCCGTTGGTGAAACCATTGCTAAGGTTGAATCCGTCATCCTGACCGGAGAATGCGGTATCAGCTTCGTTGAAGAGAGCTTCTGAACCGTTCTGGGTCTTATACTTCGAACGCATTGCGAAGATAAGTCCAGTAGGACCATTCATTGGTTGAACACCTGCGAGGTCATAAGCGACCAGGTTAGGCATTGCGCGTCTGATCAGGGAGATCAGAACTGGGTCGAAACCAGCAACAGGTGAAGAAGCGCCAGCAGAGAAACCAGGAGTTCCGGTGCTTGACTGAGTATTGACTGTTGGTGACTCTGAAAGGAATGAACGCTCTTCGCGGAGTTCTCTTTCTTGGTTTTCTAGCAGGATAGCGGTAACTGCTCTACGGTGTGAATCTCTGATTGGATCGAGACCATCATAGTCCAGGATAGGTGACCACTTTTCCTGCAGATGTTCTGCATTGAACATTTGCATTTGTTTTACCTCTGTTAAAATTGTTGTTGTTTGAACTTTATCATTTAAAAATCACTTTTTAGAAACTCTGCCCAGAGTTTGTAAATATGCTTCCATAATTGGAGATACTTCAGGGTGCTGAAGTTGCATATCGGTGCTTTCAGAAAGCGTTTCTGAGTCGTCTCTTTGAGTACCAGTATTCGATGGGAAATAAGATTCCCTTAATGTTACCAGTTTCTCACGATAGTCTGCTTCACTTCCAAACTCAACATTTTCAGCAAGAGAAGCGAGTTTGTCCTTCTGAGAAAGTGCAAGACCCTCAGCGACATCTGCAAAAATTACATCAGCAACTGATTCCGCTAATCTTCTATTTAGAGCAACATTTCTTTCAATTTGCTCGTTGAGTTTTCCTTCCATTTCATCAAGTTTATCTACCATACTCTCGATTACATCATATCTATCTTCAGGGATTGTTACATAATGATCTTCA